AGTGTCTCTTGGAGTGTGTTTTTAAGCATAGGGTAGAAAGTCTTCAAAATTTGAACATCCCTTAATAATCTATTTTCCTCATGCTCGGTGGGTGATATACCCATCCACATATATTGGACAATATCCAAGATAGAATTATTTAATTTGGTGCCAACCTTGAAAACTGATAGAGTTCTGATCGTCTGTATTTCCATGATGTTTCTCACTCTATATGGCACTGGCGCATATGATTCATTAATAAACATGTTATATTCAGACCATTTTGGATACAAAAACTTGATTTGCTCATCCAACTTCTCGTAACCACTCTCTTTGAAGATTAAATGTTCTATGCATTCTTTGTAGGTCATATTATCTTCAGAGTGATTTGGTATTTTAAATGCTTTAGCGCTTACAGAAGCTGAGACTCTCCCATAATATATAGATGCAGTGATGGTTTTAACTGCTTCTTGTGCTCCAGGTGAAAACAATTTATGTAATGTTTTAAATTTCACCATATCTAAGGATCTTTCTTGTTTGAATAAAATTAGTGGATCATCCATAATTTTTTGCTCTAATACATCTTTAGTGTATATTGAGGATTCTGCAATGTTACGTAATCTTTTGTATTGTCGTATAGGTCCCATTTGGGCATCAATTCGTAGCAATCCACCTAAAAGTGTTTCTCCCTCTTCTAATTCAGACATTAACTCAACTAATTCTCCTTTAACTATTTTATGACAGTTCATAAATAGCATTCTCTCTGTGTCTGACAAATTTCCAAAATCTTTATATAATTGATAGTTATGATATTCAGGGCCAAACATCAACATCAGTGTTGGGTTAAATATGGGATATTCTCCTATGTGATATGGCTTATTATGAATACCATATTGAGCAAAATCATTTTGTTGACCCTTCCCTACATGATATATCTCTTCACAATATCTCTTATTCATATAATGTGATATCATGAACAGATCAAGAGTGCCGCCATTTTCCACTATCTGTCTGCTAGATGCATAGGATTCTTTCACCATTCTAAAAAATGAATCTGTATTAACAGGATGAACTGATGCCAGAGAAAATTTTATTAATGTCGGAAAGAATGTCATGTTTGACATAAATAGTGAATTGAACTCACCTATTATTGGGTTAATACTAGATTTAGATTTAGATGTTGAACAGTTAAATAACTTTTCACAAGTCTCTTGACATCTCATGAATAAATCAATTTTTCTAATCATGGTACTCATTTTAAGAATTTCTAATGAGAAAACTGTGAATGAATCATCAGAAGAAAAGAGATCAAAATGATCTTTATCATCCAATTGATATTTTTGACATAACTTTTTATACATAGCATTTCTGAATGAAATCATTGCAGCATGTAAATAAGATGATGTGTAATGCAGGATGCCTTGACCCATATTTGACTCATTAATGAAGAATAAATTTTTATCTTTGAGAAATTTATCTTTCAGATTTTGTAATCTCTCATCTTTTCTATGCTTTAATATATTCTCCTCATCTATTGACCAAGCCTTAACCAATCTTTCTGGTAATATACATTTTTTGTTTTGATGAATCATAAGTTGATACACTATATATTCAAAATATGATCCCAATTGTTTTTTAAAAGGGGTAAATAAATGGATAAATTGGCTTGGAACAAATGAAGGCCCCCATCTAGATTTATCTAAGCTAAAAAAAAGAGACATTCTTTTGCCTTTTAATTTTCTTGATGAATACAAAGCTTCTTTGATTAATTCATTTTTAATAGATCCATGAGTTAATGTCTCTCTTTTGTCAAATGCACAAATATTTCTGGACAACGTTTCAATTATGTTGATTTTGACTCTAGAAATCATACTAAGAATCAATATTTCTCGAACTCCTCCAATTTGATTCTTTTTGAATATTTGAAAATCCACAGGGTGACTCAAATATTTATTAGCGACATCCAAAGAATCCACACAATTGTTTTCTAAGAGTTCTAACACACCTTCATAGCATCTTCTTCTTTTATTTTGCTGTATTCTATCTTTATTGTACTTATAATTATCAACAACAGCAGATGATTTGTAAGTTGCAAATTGATCTAATGTTTTATTGACAGATGATTTACTGGCAGCTATCTTTACATCAACTCCTAATTTATCTCCTAGCTCATCTCTTATCAATTTTGCACCTATTTCAATGGCCTTAGATGAAAATTGGTGAGAATGTTTCTGGTCACAAATGTATTTAGC